TGCCAATCAGGCTTTTGGTAGTCTCGTCCAGCCCTTCGGCCTTGAGGTGTTCTGGGACTTCAAAGGGCAGGCTGTCAGTAGTTTGGATGGCTGGCGCACCCAAGGCTTTTGCAAACTCTATCAAATCAATCTTGCCCTCGCCAGCGATGTACTCGACAGGCAGGGGGTTGCTTGGGTCTTTAAAGTGTGTGGTGTCTGGCACACGCAAGATGCGGGCAGCATCTGTGGTGCATGACGGGTCAGCGTGTAGCTGTCGTTCTAGGCAAACTTCTTTTAGGCGCTTCGCTACGGGAATCCAAATGTCTTTCTGTATTGCTTCGTCTAGCACCCAGTACGCATGCAGCCCGTTGCCGGAGTTAACGCATATGGGTTGTGTGAGATTAAGGTCAGTGCAGAACTGACCGAGTGCTGCTATCGCATCGACCCGCGTGGGGTAGGCTTTTGTTGGCCCGCAATCTAGGTCAAGCCAGAACGACTTGATGACTGATACGTTTGCCGCCAACCTACGTGGTGGGTTGATTGTTTGCTCGAACGAAGACATCGCGAAGTACGCGTCTGCGCCAGCACCGTGGATAGTTTCAATCTCAGTAACGAGTGTGGGAATGTCATTTGTAAACCGTGTGCGAATCTTGCCTTGCATTATTCCAACTGCGCAGTACGTGCCTGTATCGGCAAGCACTGCGGTTAGAAATTCTGTTTTTGTCATGGCGTGGGTTTTCGCAGGGGGTGTTTATCTTGAGCCAATGAAGGCCCGACTTTTTAGAGACGGTTAGCTTAATACTTTTCAAGGTATGCAAGTACCTTGTCTGCATACTTTTGTTTGGGATTGAAGTCTCCCGCAAACCAGTTGTACACCGCTACAGTAGTTACCCCTGCTACTTTTGCAACCTCTGATACTGGGATACCAAGTTTGATGCATTTGCGCCCGATACGTACACCTATCTTCTTTATGTCTGCTTGCTTGTTCTTATGAACAGTTGATAGTGAATAGCCAATCATATGATTCCTTGTGGTTGGGGGCCGAAGCCCCCATAAATTTACTCGGCAATATCGTCGTCAGCCCACGCATCAAGGACACTAGCTACGCTTTTCGTCTCAACTTTCTTGGTAGCAACTTTCGTTGGCTCTTTGGTCGGCTCTTCTACCGCAGTGGGTTTAGCAAAGGTGATAGGTAACGCTGGCGCGGAAGCATCCGTACCATCCACTTGAGCAACAGTCATCACAACTGCATTCAACGCATCAGGTGTTTGGCCTTGGCTCTTAGCAGTCGCCATCTCTTCAACGCTCAATGGGCGTACAGCCTTGAACGTCAACTTCGGTGTGGCGCTTGCTGTATCGAAACGCATCTCTGTCACAACCGCAGTCACGGGGATACCGTGTCCACCCAAGAACTTGGCGTACTGCTGTAGCGGCATCTTGCCGTTGTCGCCTGTGCCAAAGATTGACTGGGCTGGCAAGGTGAGTTGGTACACATCACCACCGACATTGTTCTCCAAGACCAACGCGATGCGGTGGCTGAAACGGCAAGCACGGCTGTCGCCTTGACCGGAACCCTTGATGTTCTGTTGGCAGTTCTGGCAGTTGGGGGACTGCGGATTCTTTGAAGACTTGTCAGGCGCAACGCCATCGTTAGACCAGCACACGGGTGCAGAGTTCTGACCTTCTGTGTAAGTGCCAGCGTAGTAGCTGCGTGAGGTCTTCTCAGCAGAGCGAACCACAACTACGTTCATGGCGCGGTCGTCGTTTTGTGCAACTTCTTTACCGCCAACAATCATGCGGAATACACCGCCACGGATAGACACACGCTTGCCGCTACCGCCGCCACCCATCAGGGCTTTGGTTGTTGCATCGAGTTCCAAGTTTTGGAAGTGTGCTGGAAGGGCGTTACCGCCTTGAGAAAACAGAGTGAGTTCAGACATTTGTGGGCTCCTTGAGAATGTCAATGTTCATGTTGAAGTGGCGAGAAAGTTCACTGGCAAAGAATCGGTAACTCTTGCCAACGCGAACATACGGGATACGTTTGACTGGGTCTTTCTCCCGAATCAAAGCGTGGATGGTTGACGGGGCGACTTGCAAAAGCTTTGCCACCTGTGCCAACGTAAGTGCAGTTTCCAATTAAGCTCTCCTTACAGTTACTGTATATTTATTGTCTACGTTAAGCCCCGGCGGTAAGAGATCAGGATTTTCACGTAGGAAGTTTTTCATGCTGAGTTGCGATATACGCCGCTCAACAAGGTCAAGCGCATCGTTGTCACGGATGAACTTATGCATAGACCCCCAGTCACCTGTCCAATAGCGGGTACTCATTGAACGAATGGCTGTGCCATGCGCGGTCTTGATGCTTTCAGCACCAGTCGTCTTGCAGATTTCAAGAAGGTTAGATTCAACCATCTCCATCTGTTCTTTTATGTCGTTGTCTTGCGCTTCGTACGCAGCTTTGATTTCAGCACGCTTATCGCGCATTTTTATATAGACCCTTACAAGTCTATCGGCAGTTATGTCCATGTCTTTCCTTTCGTTGTTTTGGTTAATAATACACCACAACTTTACTTTGTCAAGTTCTTTCTAACTCATCTTTGTAAAGTTCCATCAAATTAAATTGCGCTTGCTCTTTGCTATCGAGAGCCTTGTACAACTTAGCTTCTACTGGACTGCCCATTAGTTTTACAACTAAACATTTGTTCTTCTGCCCAGCCCGATGTATACGGGCGTTTGCTTGAGCGTATGTTTCATAGGAAGTAATAGGCGACCACCACACCACTGTGTTTGCAGCGTGTAAGGTGACACCATGTGATGCTGCTTGGGGCTGTATGACAAGCACCCGTGGGTCAGCGTCTTCTTGAAACCGTTTGAAGATATCGGTACGCCTGCCTGCTGGCACGCCCCCGTGGATTACTTCTACCGTGTAGTTATCTTTACGCAGGGTGTCGTACAGAATTTCAATCGAATGCCTAAACGGCACAAACACAAGTACCTTGTTGGTGGACTCGTCGATTACTTCTTTCAGCACGGCGATGCGGTTGCTGGCATCGAACGACACCACCTCGTCGTTGTCTGTATACACAGCGCCACAAGATATTTGCAGCAACTTGTTTAACTTAGCTGCTGCGTTGACTGCCGTGATTTCTTCACCCGCCGCTTGCACCGCCATAACCTTGCGTAACTTGTCGTAGTACTTGGTCTGCTGCGGGGTAAGAGGTACTTCCCGCTCGGTGTACAACATGTCGGGCAAGTCAAGGCATTGGTCTTTGGTAAAGCGTATAGCGGGCTGGAGCAGTGCGCTGACTGACTGCTCTGCGGTAACCTTGGGCACCCACTTGAACGCGGTAATCTTGTGCATCACTTGGTCGCGGTACATGGTAAAACTGCGGGGTGTAGCAGAGGGGTTGACTAATTTGGCTAGGCCGTACGCATCAAGGGGCGACTGCGAAGCAGGTGTACCCGTCAGCATCCACAGCCACATGTTGGGTTTCAAGATGCGGTTGAGTACCTTCCAGCGGGTTGTGGTCGCCGTCTTATACGCGTTCGCTTCGTCAATCACAATCATGTCAAACCCAGCTTTTGCTATGACATCTTCAACCACGGCTACACCGTCAAAGTTAATGATGACGAACTCAGCATCGGAGTTAATGATTTGTGTACGCTTTTCTTTGCTGCCGTAGGCTATGCCTACCCTGCGGTGCATCGCCCCTTTGAAGATGTCGTTCTGCCATGCGGCTTGCATGATGGATAGGGGACAGATGACCAGCACACGCTTGATGTGTTTGGTGTTCATCAGGTAGTCAGCCGCCCATGTAACCGATAGCGTCTTGCCTGTGCCCGGCTCGTTAAAGCAGAACGCCCTGCGGTGCAGGGTAAAGAACGCGGATGTTTGTTTCTGGTGGGTGAACGGTTGGTAGATTCCGGGCCAGTTGTACTTGGACACAATGGGCGAGGGTACGTTCTTTATACGTAAGTTTTTAAGTACCTGCGCTTCTTCCAAACCCCAATGCACCATGACTGTACTAACGTCGCCATCCTCCAGCAATGTGCTTTTTGGGATGACGCTTAACACCTTGTGTGGGTTGCGTAATTTGAGCTTTAATGCTCTACCTTCAATAATTTCCATGTCTTCTCCAATAGCAAATCACTCCAAACGCGAATGTCGTTTGAAGATTTGGGTGGCACCTTGCGGGTGCCAATCGGCTAAATCACCAACTCTAAGTACATTTAGAAAGGGGAGTAGGCTTTAGCTGGTGGGGTTAAAGGGTAACAACAGAGAGCCCCCGTAGTCTCACTCCCACCTTACAGACTACGAATTACTTTTTCTTTGGCTTGTTCACTTTAACAGTATGGTCACTGTTACGGCTGAACGAACGATTCTCTGACGCGGTTTTCAACCGTAGGTTGGACTTGCCAGCACTACCACCCTTGCTGAGTGGCACCTTGTGGTCAATATCTTTACCCTTGCGGTCTATACCTTCGCGGTCGTACAAGTCACGGGCGTTCTCACGCTTGCGTCTTGCAGGGGCTTCACCCCGTTCCAACTGCTGTGTGTATTCTTTTTTGTATGGTCTTGCTTTGTTTACGTATGGCATTTATTTCCTTCCACAGTGGGCGCACTCGCTTACCCAGCAGTAATTCTTACACAAACCGTTGGGCTTTGCGTTCCAAACACCTGAACTATACGCGCCTTCCAGCATGGTGACGGTAGGCATCCAGTTGCCCCAGTAGCGGTGCTGCTGCTGGGCTTCGTACACCGATGGTACAAACTTACCCTCAGTCAGAAACAACAGGCCACCCTTGACCTTGTTCACCTTGGGGAACATCTTGAACACCGCCAGCGCCATGAGTTCTAACTGACCAACGTCAGCGTAACGGCTCTTGCCTAGCTTATAGTCCACAACCCGCGCTTCGCCCCGCTCCTCGTCCACGATGAGTAAGTCGGCTACGCCACGGAACCAGCAGTCGGGGGAAAAGAAGTCGCACGGCTCTAACGATTCGGTCAAAGCCATTTTAATTTCGCAATACTTGGTGCCAGAGATACGCTTCAAGGATTCCAGCGGCTCTTGCATGAAGTCAAACTTTGCTGGTATGGGTACGTCATCACGGATATATAACTCCGCGACTGTGTGTGCTTCCTTGCCATACATGGCAGCTTCGCCCTCTGGCTCTTTCACATCCTTAATTACCTTGGTGTGGTAATACTTCTTTGGACAGGTTGTAAAAGTTTTCAAGCTAGAAAACGACCATGCTGGAATCTTATTAGCAATCACCGTATGACATCCCCATTCCGCTTTCGCAGTTGACTGGTAACCCTTCGGCCCATGATGGTGTCCAACGCATGCAGGATTCCACATAGGCTCGTGCTTCATCTGCTTCTTCTTGCCGCGCAACAATACCGATAGCATCGTGTACTGTAAGTACAACCTTGTACCGCTTGGCAATTCGTAACATTTGTTCGCCAATGATACACCGCGCTATTGCCTGTGTAAAGTTTTCAACGACTTTTCCACCATAAATTTTATTGGTTCCCTTACGGGTGGTGTACTGGAATTGGCGTTTACCCTCGCCATCCACGACTTCAGCCAGCCCGCTGTAGAACACATACAGCCCGTTCGGTAGGCGGATACGCCCGCCAGTTGGTCCAGCGTCTACGGTCAGCAAGGCATTGCGCCCCAAGGTCATCGTCTGCCCCCTTGCCATGCACCGCAGGGCTTCTTGGGCTTCGCGCCATAACTGCGGTATCTTGGGGTAGGTAGCGCGGTAGGTATCAATGATTCGCTTGGCTTCATCACTGTCAATCTCGGTGCCAAATGTTTTGAGTTGCAGTTGGAACTTCGGGCCACCCATGCCGTACCCCGCACCAAGAATCGTTGTCTTACCAACGAACCGCTCAACCTTATCAATCGTATCAGCCGACTTGTTGTAGATGGCAGATGCCATGATTTTGTATACGTCCTCGCCCTTCGCGAATGCTCCCACCAAATCGTCTTGCTCAGATTCCCACGCCAAGGTGCGGGCTTCAATCTGTGACGAGTCCGCGTCGATAAACACATAACCCTCTGGCGCAAGGATGGCGTTCTTTAACTTGCCAGCGTTGTCACCCCGACTTGGTAGGTTCTGTAGATTTATAGAATCTGTACCGCCCCATCGCCCCGTGTGGGCAGCGTAGTATTTCAACGGGATGGGGAACAGCCCGCGCTTGCCGATGTCTATGAACCGTTGGGTGCGTGTCTCTTCAATCGTTGACTTCGTACCCAGCCTAGCCGCGACCAACGCTTGCACCCGTGGGTCTTCGTGTTCTAGCAAATCTTGTAGGCCAGCATCTGTCTTGGCAAACGCGTATGTCTCTTTGCCCGTGGTCATGCTTATCTTCTTGGGTGGGGATATACCCAGCCCTTCCAGCATCTGCGCAAACTTGGGGTTGCTCATCAACGTCTTGCGCACCTCTGCCTTTACCTCTTCGTCACCCAGTATGTGTTTGACGGCTAAGTCTTTGTGGCCTATGGCTTGCAGTGCGCTGACCAAGTGATTGGTCTTCTGTCCCACCGTCTCAGCAAGGTGCTGCTCTAACAGCGTGCCATCAAGGCGCAGCACAGGGTCAATGAACATCTGGAGCGTCAGGTCAATCAGCTTGAGTTCCGACTTGGGGAACTTGCCCTTCTGCATCATGATGTTAAAGATGTCGTAGGTTAGCTGCACATCGTTCTTACAGTACTCACCATAGTGGGCGAGTTCAAGCTGGCTGAACTGCACCAAGCGTTTGCCCTTGGCGTTATCCACCTCAGTGCCCTTCTGCCCCACGCCATACTTAACGGCGATGTTCTTGAGGGATACGCTTTGTTCTACGCCATGCAGGGCACGGGCCATCGACTGTGTGTCGAGCCAGCCCATAGGTTTAACGCCGTACCGCCATGACAAGATAGCCCCATCGAACATGGTGTTGTGCGCCAGCACAAGCGAGTCAGCCCAAGGCAGTTGGTCAAGCGCCGCCGCTAGTAATAGTTCGCTACCTGATACCCACTTGGGGGGTGCGTCATCTATCTTGTAAGAAAAACCAATCGTCTGGAACAGCCCAGCCCGCACGTACTCTTCAGTACTTATCTTGCTCAGGCTGTAGTCTTGGTCGTAGTACGTTTCAAAGTCTACCGTAATTAGATGCGTCATTAAATGCCTGTCCTATGCTGCTTTGTTGTAA